AAGGACGTTGACGTTGAGCTTGCCGGTGTAGTCCGGCTTGTTGGAGCCCTCCTCCTTGTTGGTGTCGCGGAAAAGAACGCCCTTATTGGTGTTGTCGTAGGTCATATTATTGTTGGTTGTGGTTTTGGTTACGGGTCAGAAAGGATCGTCCTTCTGGACGGGCTTTGGAACGTAGTTCTTGATGACGGGATTAGCGGGACGAGCGGCCTCGCCATCGTCGTCTTCCTGCGTAATGCAGAGGAATGCGGCGAGGGCGTAGCGGCGCAGATACGTCGTGGCCGAACCCACTCCTTGCGGGTCAGCCTTGGGCAGCGGGGAGGATGCCGTGTCCTCGATCCATTGCCCGGAGGTGTGCAGCAAACGAGTGGTCAGATGCACCCGATCCCCGCCGTCTCCGAGGGTCTGGAGGACTACGATCCCGGCTTTGTTCAGCGGGGCCTTGGTGGCCTCGATGACGCTCCCGAGGGAAGCGTAGCTGTTCTTGAAGTGCGGATTCTTGGCGTCCTTGCTGGCGTTCGCCACCTCGCGTTGAGCGACCAACAAGGCCGCGCTAATCAGGTCAATTTTGTCCGATGTTTTCATTTGTTTCGCCGATAAGCTTGTCGGTCTCTTGCATCCAGAGCATCGCCATCTCAACAACCTCAGCCTGCTCTTGGCAGTCGGGTTCAGGAAAGCGGCTCAGGAAGCCGCTGATGACCATCGCAGCTTTAGCTAGCTGCTGCTCGTAGTCGTCTCGTGTTGGTATCATTTTTATCATCTTTATCTCGCCTCTCTTGTGGTGGATTCTTCTGCGGAAGGGAAGACTTTTCTTGGCCGAAAACCATATCCCAGCCACTACGAAAGGCTTCCGAGTGATTATTCCTTGGCGAATCTCCTTTGCCGTTCATCGTGCGAGTTGCTGGAACTTCGTGGTGGGACGATTGAAGACCATCCTGATGCTCGCGCAGCCGTTGTCCCGGCCCTTGGCTTGGACGATCTCAACCTCTAGGTTCTGGATGGCTTGATCGTTGAGGTTCTGCGTCCCGCCCTCGGAGTTCTCCGTGGGCAAGTGGATGAAGATCACTCGGTCTGCATCCTGCTCGATGTTTCCGGATTCCCGCAGGTCTGACAGGCGGGGAATGCGGTTCTCTCTCTCCACCTCCCGGCTCACCTGAGCCAGCAGGATGACGGGGATGCCCATCGAGACGGCCAAATCCTTGAAGGCTAGGGTCGTCTGTCCGATAGCAATGTCCCGCGTCTCTCCTTTGCCGTGCGGTGGCACGTAGAGTTGGAGGTAGTCGATCACGACGGCTTTGACCTGCATAAACGCCTTGCAGGCTTCGATGCGGGCGGCGATCTGCGACGGGTTCCGGTCGCTGTCGAAGATGTGCAGCCGCTTCGACAGGTTGGTCTCGATGTCCTTCAGGGCGTTCTCAAACGCTTTGATCTGGTAGGGATTGGCCTGCCGGGACTCAATGGCGCGGACGGAGACGCCCGACATCATCCCAGCCAGTCCTTTGCAGACCTTCTTCACCGGCATCTCACGCGAAAAGAGGAGCGTGTCGCCATATCGGGACGCGAAATGGCGGCAGATGTCGCGGGCCATAGAGGACTTGCCGACACCGGGACGAGCGGCGATGACGATCAGTTCACCGCCAGTCGCGGCTCCTAGCTCCTTGGTCATATCCGGCCAAGGCCAAGTCATCCCAGTCTGCTCGGCCTCACCTGAGAGCAGCTTGGCGAGGTCCGCCATCACCTGTGAGGCAGCGTCTTTGAGCGACACCTGCGTAGCGGTCTGATTTCGGATAGCCAAAACCTTAGAGATTTTGGCGACAAACTCATCGACCTGCGGCTTGCCAGCTAGGGCCATTTGCGTCGTCTCTGAGGCCACCACAGCCAGTTCCCGCGCCTGATACGCATCCCGGAGTGCGTCTAGGCTATACGCGAACGCTAGGGGTGTAGGCGAGGCTCCTGAGATGTCGGAGAAGTTAGCCAGTCCTCCACATCGCTTAAGTTCTGGGTCGGTCTTCTTCAGCTCCGCACAAATGATGTGCGGCTCTAGTCCAATCCCCCGGATGTGGGCCTCGTTGACCTGTTTCCAGATCACCTTGGCAAACTGGTTGTAAAACCAAGCCTCTGTGACTTTGTAGTCCAGAGCCTTCAGGAGGGCCGAAGGGCCCTCGTTCATCACGACCGAGAGGACAATCCTCTCAGCCTCTTCATTGTGCGGGAGTTTCATTTTGTATCTTTCTCCGAGCTAGGATGTGTTTATGTTCTTCGTTGGTCAGGTAGTGTTTCTGATAGCCCATCGTGGTGATTCGATGGGATACGTTCTTTGGATCGATCTCGCGGAACTTATCCCTCAATTCCTTGAGGGTCATTCCAGCGCGAACAGCGTTCTCAAAGCGAATCCGTAAAGATAGCGTCGAGTTTGGCGATCTGTGCCACGCTGAGGTGTTTGAAGACTTCTGGGTCTCGGATGAAGGCTGTGAGGGCATATATTTGTGTTTCTAGTTGGGCGGCGAACTCGGCTTTGACCTTGGCAGGCCTACCGCATTGCAGGACATCGAGTTTAGCTCGTTCAGTTAATGGAGTCACGCAACTAACCTCCTATCCACACCACGCTTGTCGGCAATGGCGATTCGCTCGGCCTCAGTTGCCCAGACGAGCTTTAGTCCGATGCGTCGTCTCTGACGTTTGATAGCAGGCCATCCGCAGCGGAGGTCTGCGATGATCTCCTTAACCGTCTGCATTTGCATTAAACGGCTCTCTATCTCCTGAGCCTTGGGGTGCATTGGATAGCTCACGGCTGCTCCTCCTTCGGTTGGTGCCACGGGTCACGGCAAAGCGCCATCTCGCCATTGAAGTTGGTGATGATGTAGCCCTCCTTAATGATCAATTGCCGCAGAGTATCAGCCTCTTTTTCTAGAGACTGGATTTCTCGCAGCAACTTCATATAGCCGCTGCTAAGCCCTCTGTGCGATCTAGCGACAGTCTTGATGTCCATCTCCATTCGGGCAATGGCGTCAGCAACGTGATCTTTGCTGATGTCGGTGACGTTTACGATTGGCACTGCTTCTCCTTTCGGGCGGCGTGTTCCCGCGCCATCTTGCACACTTCCCGCACCAACGTCTCATCGCTGCGATCCTCGGCATTCTCTCCGAGCACTACGTCTGCCATAGTGGCGAGATGGAGCCCCTGAAGAGCACTCCTCGCCCGTAGGGCCTCGTTTTCCGCGAACATCAGCTCACTCTGCCGCTGGCCCTCACAGGCCCGTCCATCACAGGTTTCGCACAACCAGCCAGTCCGGGCGTTGTCCAATTGCCGTTGCAGGTCGTCCACCTGAGCCTTCACCTTGTAGTAGGCTGAGATGGCGATCATATCGCCGTGCTCGTTGATCAAGACACACCTCCGATCTGCTTAATGTAATAAACGGCTCGGAGGGCGTTGTCCCGCATCATAGCTCGGGCTCCCTGCCGGAATTGGTCCCGAGTTTCGTATCGGGAGTTCAGCCGATGCGTTTCGGCTCGTCCGAGGAAATAGGCGGCCATCGCCGCCGGGCTGTAGAGGGCTGGTCTCTTAGTCTTCATTGTGCTTTGGTTTTTCTGTTTGGTTTCCTACGACGGGGCGTTTTCCCGTCGTCATCCATTCAAGGCACAGGAGATACCCGTGCGCGTCAATCAAATTGTCGTCCTTCGGCTTATGTGCCTGCCTGCGAAGCTTTAGCGCACACATCATCAGGGGAACGTCCTCTGCCGTGATGGGGCTGGTGAGCCGGGTGTTGAGGAGTCCGGTCCACATCGCGGCGATGCCGCTGAAGTCCTGATCTGGGGTGCCGTAACTCTCGTTCCGGTCCCCGGTGATTAGCCGGATGGCTTCTTCTGAGTGGTTCATTCAAAGTCCTCCCGGTCAGGGCCATCTTCACTCTGAATCACGATTCCGACTACGATTCCGATCAGGAATCCCAGTCCGCTGCATATTAGTGTCATCATTTGTTTTGTTGGGTTTTAGGTTAAGGATTTGAATGTATGTTTTTTCCGATCCGCCATAGGGCGAAGCGTAGCTGAGTCCCGGCAGTAACATCTAAAGCAAACCTGTCTCTGAACTACCCTAGCCGAGTAGCAGAGACTTCCATAGGGGTTCCTATGGTTTCGATTCCCGGCGGCTTATTCCTTCAAGCAAGCTCAAAGTTTCGGGCTGGACGAACTACCCTGAGCCTGAGTGCTTTCGCTCCCACGCCATTCCTATCGAAGTCTCAAAGTTTCGGAATGGACTTTTGTCCAGCGGCCTAGCCGCGCTGAGTGTATCGCCGTTTAAGGCGTCCGGTGCTCTTGAGGCATTACGTGGCCGGAACCCTACGGGGTTCCTAAAAGAAGAAACCCGGCGAGGTAGCACGCTCGACCGGGTCCCGGCTTAAGGCCGTAAATGGATTAGTCGCGGGTGCTACACCGCATCTGACATCTCCGACGATGCAGACTAGACGGTTGACATCAAGCCTTTGTTCTGGGATTTTGCCTTTAAGCGTGCAAATACCAGAAAATCAACTAGATATGTTCGAAGAAAGCCCGAAGAAGATTAAGGTTTTAAGCGGAATCCCGGTCAAGAAGGCTACGATCAACCTAGCGTCTGAGATCGTGCTGCCCTCGGTAGTGAAGCCCTTTCGGGCAGTTCGACTCAGCCCGACTAACATGCTCATCCTGAACGAGGGATTTGACCTTTAAGGCGATTTTCCCCTTAAGGGGGATTTGGGCCTTAAGGCGGATTTCGTCCTTAAGAGTTGCTCGACCTTAGACGAGTAGGTGGACGGGCGTCCCTTCAGGACATAGGACGAGGACGGGCCGTGCCGCCAGATGTTGGCCCGGGTCTGCGGGGTGTCGGGCAAGCCCCGGTGCGCCACCCACCGGCTGGTGTACAG